CTTGAGCGGCTGACGCAATTTTCTTTAATGCCTCAACGTAGTCTGCTGCCTGTGTGGCTTGCGTAGCAGTGATAGAACCGCTGTTTTTAAGTGTATTGTAAAACGATATTGCGCTAGTTTGTACCTTGGTGAAACTCTCTTGGAGTTTGGTCAGCTCTTGCGATGCTGCCAACTGCGCCATCTGCTCGCGTGAATCTTGAAAGATCCCGATGATTGGCGCACGGCCATTTCTTGCCTCTTCTGCTGTTTTCTTAATTGTGTCGCCGAGTTTTGCGACGGCTTCATCTGCTTTTTTGTTGGCATCGGTGAATGCCTCCGCCCCTTGCTCTGATCCACCGAGAACAAACTGCCACGCCTGAACAGCAACGGTAACGGACGCGATTGCGAGTGCAAGCGGCGCCAGCGCTGCGACTGTCCTGCCGACGTTGCCGATAAATGCGCCAAACTCAGCGGACTTGAGATAAAGAATAAACTGCTTTGCGGCTGCAGATGCTGCAGTGAAGCCACCTACAACGACAGACTTTAGCGCTGTGCCAATCGCTTCAAATGTAGCGCCAACGCCAAGTTTTGCAATCATCTGTAGTTGCGTCAACAGACCTGGGATGATCGCGGCAACGTTCTTAATGGCACCGCCTAGCGTGGTCACCATTGTTGCCGCCAGTTGCCGGACTTCCACGACAGCGGTCTGTACTGCGGTGACCTGCATGGTCCGCTGGAAGATGACCATAGCGGCTGTTGCGGCCGTTGCAGCACCGGCCACCAGGATCAGGGCAGCGCCAACGGCTTTCACAGGGTCCGGCAGGGCAACAATGGCGCCGACAACTGCAGATGCAGCATTCACCAGCGGCAACAACGCAGCAGCAGTGACTCCGCCGATGGTGTTACCGATAGATCCGATGGTCCCCTCCATGCTCTTCATCGCCATTTGAAAGCCCTGCATGGCATTCCTAGCGGTATCCGTCGCGCCTTTGGTATTGGCCATGGTGGCCGACATTTTCTTGATTTCCGACTCGCTCTGATTCAGCAACGCAAGCCATTTCGTGCCATCATCTTCGCCGCCGAACAGGTTTGCAGCGAGGCGGATTTTGCTTGCTGGTCCCAGCTTGTCAAATGCACCTTTCAGCTTCAGGAGAACCGTCTCCATTGGCTGCAGCGTACCATCTGCGTTGTAGATATTGATTCCAAGCTGTTTCATGGCATCGGCCGCCATCTTGGCCTGGCCAGTCAACTTCTGCACGTTGCCGCCGGTCTGTGGTGCTGCGCTGGCCAGCTTCGACAGGCCATTGCGCAGGGTGACGCCAGCCTCCGATGCCTCAATGCCAGCATTGGTCAGCAGGCCCACGGCGATGCCCAGTTCCTCGACCGATACGCCAAGGATTCGCGCTACGGGTGCCGCATACTTGAACGCCATTCCCATGCCGGAAACGCTGGTAGCAGATGCGTTGGCCCCGGTCACCAAAGCATCTACGACGCGTTGCGCATCGGCCGCTTGAAGGCCAAAGCCCTTGAGCGATGCCGACACAACGGAGCCCATCTCGGCAAAGCCCGTCCCGGTTGCTTCTGCACCGCGGACGATCGCTCCTAGGCTGGCATTCATCTGGTCGACAGACATGCCGCCGCGGATCAGCTCGGTGGCAAGCTGCGCCACCTGTTCCGTGGTGCCGGCTGCCTCGATGCCGACCTGATCAACACTGCGCGCGATCTTGTCATAGGCGCCAGTCTCGCCGGATGCCGCAGCCGCCTGCCTGATTTCGGTATCAAGCGCAGCAAAGCCGTTGACGAGTTTACCGATGGCCGCCAGTGCCATGCCGGCTGCATTGGTGACCGTATTTGTCAGAGAGAACGCAATGCCTTGGATGGCGCCATCAATGAGGTTGAATCCATCAACGGCCTGGCCGGCCCTTTGTAGTTCGCGTTGCGTCTCCTGAATGGCTACCTGTAGCTCCTTAAACCGTCGCGAGCCGATGGCAACTCCATTCAACTCGGATTGAAGACCTGACAGCTTTTGATTGAGAGCGTCAATACTACGTGGGTCGGTATTGATCGCCAGCCTCTTGCGTTGAAGTTCGCCGATTTGCTTTCCAAGCTCCGTTATTTCATTTTGCGCTTTCTTGTACTCGCTGGAGTCAACTGGCAACGTAGCCTGAACGGCTTTTAATGCCTTGATTTGAGACTGCAGCTGTCCGAAGCTTTTATTTACTTCTTCAATGCCTTCATTGAGTCCTTTGCCGATCGCATCACCAGCCTTCTGCGCCTCAGCCGGAAGGCTTTTGAATCCATTCAGCAGCTCGGAAAAGTCGCCGCCAACGCCGATTGAAAACTCCTTCATGCCTGAATCACCATTGTAGGATTGGTCCAGCGGATGACCACCTGCTCCATCACCCCGAGCCCTTCACCAGGTGGATCCTCCTGCAGCTGGGTGCTGGTCGCACCGGGCAACAGCGCGACAATCCGGTTCCGCACCGTCTGCAGGCTGCCCAGCGCACCCCAGGCGATGACGTAGATACGCCATGTGGGGTTCGGCAACACCTCATTGCTCAGCAGCAGCTGCTCAGCATGGTTCGGCGTTGCGGTGATCGTGATCTCCAGCCCGTTGGTCACGGTGCCAGGCGGCAGGCTGTCACCGCCGGCCATCACGCTGATTGCTGGCAGGCTGCTGCCGCTGGGCAGTGCATAGGTGCCGAGCGCAGCGGAGATGGTGGCATCTGCCAGCAGCAGATCGTAGATGCCTTGTGCAGTGGTTGGAGCCGTCATGCCCTAGGTTTCCGGCCCACAGCAAAGCCCCGGCAGCCGTAGCCACCGGGGCCGGTCGTCGCCTCAGCGATCAGGCCAGATCGAGCTCATAGGGGCCATAGGCCTTGATGTTGGTCGACCACTTCACGATGCCGCCAGCGGGTGGTGTTTCGTTGAAGCCGGTGAACCGCCCGAACCCATAGGTAGTCTCATTGAAGCCTGTGGGGCCAACGCGAGCATATTTGATCATCAGCTTCTCTCGGACGCTTTCCTTAGAGCAGATGCGCAGCAGTTGGTAGGCTGCATCAAGGTGATCGGTGACACCTTCGATCGTCCAGCTGAAGCCTTTTTTCGTGGCCAGGCTCAGCTCATAGCTCTTGGCTTCGTCGTCGTAGGTATCGACCGTTTCCTCCGACTCGGTTTCAGCCGGTGCCGCATTGGTCAGGCCAAGCAGGCGGATGGGCTTCGCCGTGCCGTCCAGCTTGATCACACCGCTCGATGCCGTGCCAGCAGCCACGACTGCCTCGGTGATGTTGTCGGCAGTGAGCGCAAACGTCAGCGTGAACGGTGCGCTAGTGGTGACACCGGTAATGGTGCGGATACCATTCAATGCAGTGAATGGAGCCGGCAGGTTCGCCACATCGATCACGGTGCCATTGGTGAAGCCATGTGCAGCGCCGAACGTCAGCGTAGCGACGTTGGTAGCAACAGCAGCCTTTGTGACCGTTTTGCTGACCTTATCGGCGAACAGTCGGAACGTGGAGCCAGTGCCGCTCTTGCTCAGCACTGAATCATTGCTGATGACGCTGGTATCGTCGATGAACTTGCCGACGCCGAGGCCACCGAGATCCAGCTGCGTGAGATCAACGGATGCTGCCAATACCGGCACGATGAAGAACTTGTAGCCGTAGGCCTGTGAATAGGTTTGGGGCACGGGATGATGCAGAACGCTTCCCCGTTGATTGCCGGGATCCCCTAAGACAGCGTAGCGGCTTAGGGAACCGTCGGAAACCTAGTCACAGCCTCTGCCCATAATCTGTGGCGTGTTATCCCAAAGGCGTCTGCTTCTGCCCTCACGTCAAGGCCCGGCCGTTTCAGGCCCGTGTGTGGTGGGCTGGCCGCTACTGGTCGCTGGGGTACTACGCCAGCATCACAGAGGCGGAGCTGGCGGCGTCTCGGGTGCGGGCTGAGATTCGCGAGTGGGCAGACATGCAGATCCCTCCGCCCACACTGCAGCCGCTCCTCCAGCAGGCGGAGCGACGGCAAGCCAGGCCACCGGCGCCGGATCGCCCGGCCAGTGGAACGGCCGCACCTGATCCGCTGCCGAATGTTCAGCGATCAGGAACCCCTCCCAGCCCGTAGCGCTGCGCCGCGGCGCGAGCAGGATCGCATCCTCCGCCACCAGTGCCAGCGGTGATGGTGCCGGCTGCCCCTGGCCGGCCTGCAGCAGCGGTTCGTAGAACGTCAGCGCGAAGCCCGGGAACTGCCTGGCAGCGATCAGTGCCAGCATCGCAGCACCGGCCTCGGCAGGTGGCTGATCGCCTGGTTCCCGTTGGCGGAACAGGCAGTAGTCCGCCAGGGGCGGCACCGTGGCGCCCTCGGCCATCGCCAGCGCATGGGTGCGCTGATGCAGGTATGCGACCGGCATCTCCGCCCAGTGCAGCTGCTGGTTCAGCCAGCGCTCGCCCGCTTCGATCGCTTCGAGGATGTAGGAGAGGGTGAGGTCTCCGAACCGATCGGGCCCGAACTCAGGAGTATGGGGCCAGAGCTGCCGGCAGCGCCAGTAGAGGGCGCCCCAGTCGAGGGCGGTGGGTCCGTCACCGGCGCGAGCTTTCCCAGCGTTTCGACCATGCCCTCCACCAGCTCATCGGGACTGCGTTGCGGCTG